CCATCACACACCTGCCACTCTTTGCTCTTGCGCATCTTCCAGCCACTTCTGCCGCTGCGCCTCGATCTCGGCCTGTTGCTGTTGCTGCGCCTGCATCTGCTGCATCTGGGCGGCTGCGAGATCGGGCGCGGCGATGGCGGGTGCAGCGGGCCTTGCCCGTTGCTGCTGTTGCGCCATCATCTGCATGGCGATGCGCTTGCGCATTTGCAGTTGCTGATAACCAAGGGCTGCAACTTCCTGCGGAACGACGACGCCCATCACGATGCCCTCAAGATTGAACCCATGACCCTTGCAGGCCTGATGTACTTGACACCGTCATGCTCCTCGACCGCGCCCGGCTCGATCTTTTCCACGTCCTGCGCCATCGGGCCGATGTGGCGGATCGAGGCCGGATCGTCCTTGTAGGAATATCGATAGATCGGCAGCTTCTTGTTTTCGTCGCGATCGACATCTTGCACCGACGCCGCGAACACGGTGCCAACCCGGTCGATGTTTTCTTTCTCGCGCCGATCCGACATCATTGCTGCGGAGCCTACCTTGCCGCCCAGCCCAAGGATGCCGCCCATCAGCGACTGATAGTTCTGGTTCTGCTGCTGGTAGACACCCAGTTGCTGCGAGAAATTGTTGTTGATGATCCCGGCAATGTCGGTGGTCGGAATTTGCGACGACGGCGTGTTCAGCCAGTTCGGGCTTTGCACCTGCGACCCGGACAACAGGCTGGTGATCTCGTTGATCGGCTGGTTCCGGGTGGCGTATTGTTCCTGCATGTATTGATTGCGCGCGGTCTGCGAAGCGTTGAAGCCCGCCTGCTGCTGCGCTAGTTGCTGCGCGAGGCCTGCATTGCCAAAGGTCGCTTGGGCGGCGTTCTGGCCGAATTGCTGGCCCTGCGCGGCATTGGTAAAACTGCCCGCGCCCAACGCTTGCGTATAGGCCTGCTGCTGCGCGGAGTTTTCGAACCCGGCACGCTGCGAAGCCATGTCCATCATGCGCTGCTGTTCCTGCCCCGCCTGATTGATGGCGGCAAAGCGCGCGTCGTTAGCCTGCTGGTTGAACGGCGTGAATGCATTGTTGTAGGCATCGCTGCCGTAGCGGATGCCCTGATCGGCGAGTTGCTGCTGTAGTTTGTCTTGCTGGATGTTGAGTTGCGGATTGATCCGCGCCATCAGCGCGTCTTGCACGTTCTGCCGATCGGTGGAGAAATCGCCAGCGCCGTAACTGCGGGTAATCGCGCCCGCATCGCCCAGCGAGGTCTGGATCGGGCCGCCCGCGTTGAACGAGGTCGCTGCGCCCGGCACATTCGTGATGCCGCTGGCGCTGCCTGCGCTGGGCGCGCCGCTTAAATCCATTTCGTTGGAGAGAAGACCGGAGATGCGACCGGACTGCGCGTTCGCCATCCCGGCCATGTTCATCTGCGCGCCAAGCGTCTGCTGCTTGATCGCTTCGCCCTGCGGCGACAGCGACTGTGTCGCGGTGAACGTCGGGATGTTGTAGGTCGATCCCGTCGTCGGGTCGGTCCAGCCGTAATTGCCGGTCACGTCGTAGCGCAACGATCCGTCCGGGTTGATCTGCCCGGTATTGTTCAGGAAGGCATTGGCGACCGCCGTCGAGACATTGGTCCCGGTCTGCGCCTGTGCCGTCGCTATCGGATTGGGTGGTGTTGGAGCATCGGGCTTACCCACGGTTGTATACTCCTAGTAGCCTTGCTGTGGTTGCTGCATCGGCATCTGTTGCTGTGGCATCTGTTGCGGGATGCCTTGCGACTGCGGCATCTGTGGTGAACCCATTGCAGTCCCCGGCAACGGTGCGGGTTGCTGACCCGGCGCGGTCTGGATCGGCGGCGCGCCCGGCGACAACGGCATCTGCGCGGGCGGCGCTTGCGGCACGGGCTGGCCCTGCGGCGGTGCGCCGGGCACCGGCTGTTGCGGCATCTGCATCTGTTGCTGCGGCTGCGGCATCTGTGGCATCTGCGGTCGCGGCGGCGGACTGGCGACGTTCATCAGGGCCTGCGTGATGCTGTTGCGTTGATTGTTCGCCATCGGATTGAGATAGGGGACTGGCATCAGGCGGCCTTTCGATTATAATTAGCGTCATGCTCACAGAACGATTTTGGTCGAAGGTTGATCGCACGCCCGGCGGTTGCTGGAACTGGCGCGGGGCAAAGAGTAGGCCTATCAACGGGTACGGAAATGCTCTCGTGGATGGCAAAACTGTCCATACCCATCGCGCTAGTTTTGAACATACTTTCGGACCTATCCCAGAAGGCGCTTGCGTTTGTCATCGCTGCGACAACACCCTGTGCGTCAATCCTGATCATCTGTTTCTCGGAACGCATGCTGATAATTCTCGCGACATGCGAATTAAGGGGAAGGGGCCGGGCACCACAAGGCTTACGCCTTCGATCGCACTCACGATATTCCGTGACAAAGGCAACGGACAGCAACTCGCGGCTAAATTCGGTGTCACACGCGCAACAATAAACAGGATCAGACGTGGCGAGGCATGGAGGCATGTCACGCAGCCTCCGCATGGCGAGCAATGTCTCGCAAATGATGCTTAAAACGTCGATTAAATTTGTTGGCGCACCATGCTTCGTATGTCAGTACGCACAGAACACCATCTTGCTCGCGACCAAACATTCTCGGCACAGGAATGAACGAGTAATCGTAAGCCGCCAATATCCCCAGTAGGCGCTCATTATCGGCTGGCGTTTTCTGGTAGATCATTTGACAACCGCAACGCAAGAACGGATAGACGTACATGCGTTCGATAGTGCCTCTAGTTAGCCAATACTTGCCCGGAAGGGCTGCACCGCTGATCTCAATTGTTTCAGCCTCTGGGTCATAATTTGAATACACGATGCCTGCGATCAATTTGCCTTCTTCATCGACCACGCCCATTGCCTTGATGTTCGGCCCGAAGCCTCGGTGACAATGCGGGATCAGATCAGCCACAAAGCGCGCAACGATCTGATCGTGGCCGTAGACGTAGTCGAGCATCAGTAGCCACCGTAGGAACCGCTAAAGGGGCTTTCAAAGCCGGTGCCACCCATGATGTCGGAACCCGGATAGGACAAGAAGCCGCCAAACCCGCCGCTGGCATAGCCCGGTAATTGACCCGCGCCCACGCCCCAGCCATCGATGCCAGAACCGGGTTGCCCTATCGTTCCGGTACCAAAACCGGATGGGTAGCCACCAGCGCCACCGCCGCCGCCATACAAGAATGGATCGTAGGTGCCGGGCGCACCGATCTCGGCTTGGGGACTGCCAAATCGAGTACCAAAAGGAGGGGCGTAAGACGGCGACTGGAACGGTTGGAATCGTTCAGTCGGGAAGCCTTGACCTGAGGGCGGACTGCCGCCGCCGAAGAACTGACTTCCACTGGTGTCCTGTGACAGCGCGTCGGTCGCCCATGACGGCAGCGGCATGCCTGCCGCCTGCTGCTGCGCGATCTGCGGCAGCAGCGCCTGCCACTGTTCAGGCGCAAAGCCGACGACGCCGGTCGGCGAGTAGGTCTGCGGCAGACCCGCCGGTCGGCCACCCGGCATCAGCCGGTTGTAGATTGCGACGAGATCAGCCTGCGACTGGCCGCCGCCCGATGGTGCGGCTGGCGCGGCAGGCTGCGGAGAATAACCGCCGCCGCCGCCCATCAATCGATAATAGGCCGCGATGTTGCCGGGATCATTCTGGTCAATGCCACCACCCGGAAGATACTTCAGATCGCCGCCGCCTGCCGCCTGTTGTGGCGGGGGCTGTGGCGGCGGCGAGTAAGAAGGCTGTGCAGGCGGTGACCATGCAGGCTGTGCTGGCGCGGAATATCCGCCACCTCCCCCGCCCATCAATTTGTAATACTGCGCGATGTTGCCGGGATCGTTCTGGTCGAGGCCGCCGCTGGCGAGATATTTCGGGGTGTAGGCCTGCGCAATCGCATCGCGCTGCGCGTTGTCCTGTTCGCTGAGATCGGCCATCTATTTGGCTCCCATCAATCGATAGTATTCGGCCTGCAACTGCGGATCGGCTTGCACGGCACCCGCGCCGCCCTGCTGCATCAACTGACTGAACCGCGCTCCCATGTCGCCGCCGCCTTGCTCTGTCAGGCCGCCATAGCCGTACATCGGGCCGCCACCACTCGTTCCGAAAGTTTCGCCGACATTGGGGCCGCCGACTGATCCAATCGCCAGACCATAGCCGGGCTGTCCGGAGTAGCTGGAGCCGCCGTAGGGACCGAAGCCGGGCGCGCCGAGACCGCCACCTTGCGAGATCGACTGTTGGCCTTGCATCGGATCAGGCAAGTAGTACGGATTGCCTTGATAGGCTGGAGCGTTGCTAACTCCACCACCACCACCCATCAGGCGATAGTATTCCGCGATGTTGCCGGGGTCGTTTTGATTGAGGCTACCGCCGGGCAGATAACTTGGCGTATAGCCCAGCAGCGCCTGCGAACTGGGATTGTTCATCGATGTCTGCGGCGGCTGGGTCATCAATGCGGTGGCGATGCTGTCGCGTTGCTGCGATGGCGGCGCGTTAAAACCGTTGAAGTACGAGTTCCAGTCCTGCGAGACGGGTTGCGATGGGGCCGGTCCTGCTGGCGGCGTCTGTATCTGCTGCTGCTGCGACGGAGCGCCGATGCCGTACATCAGGCGGTAGTAGGTCGCGACCAGATCGGCATCCGGCGAGGCGGCTGCGGCGCTCTGCTGGGCGTTGGCCGCACCGAATGTGTTATCGGCATAGCCGGGATAGTAGGGCTGACCCGGTAGCTGGCTGAACCTGTCGTTTACCGTTGCGGGCGGCTGATACAGACTGCCGTAGTCGTAGCCGGTGCCGCCGCCTCTTCCCATCAATTGATAGTAAAGCGCGATGTTGGCGGGATCGTTGGGATCAGGCCCATGAACACTTCCCGGCCCTGATGGTTCGCCAAACGACGGATAGCCGCCAACCATGCCGTAAGTAGAACTGCCAAAGCCCTGCGGCCCGTACATGCTGTTGATGAACGCCTGCGACTGATCGCCGACGCCGCCGGGACCGAAGCCCATCGAGGCATTGATCTGGTCGGCGCTCATGCCGCCAAAGTCAGCCATCAGCCACCTCCCATCAGGCGATAGTATTGCGCGATGTTCCCCGGATCGTTCGGATCGAGACCGCCGCCGGGCAGATATTTGGGCGTGTAGCCACTGGGCGCGGGCTGCGCGACGATCTGCGCCGCAATGGCATCGCGTCGCGGGCCGGGATCGTAGGTGCCGCCCTGCGCGGATGCGACCAGCGCGTTGACATCGACCGCACCTGCGGCATTGCCGGTACCGAAGGTTGCGGGCGCGCGCGAGGCGTTGATCACGTCGTTGGTGGCGGTGGAATGCCGCGCCGTCCAGTCGGCGACCGCCGCTTCGGCTTGCGGGTTGCCGTGGATGTAGGCGGGCGCGAACAGGCCGCCCAGCGCGCCGGTCGGATCATATGGCTGTGCCATTGCTTCCCTCAGTTTCGCCCTTGCGATAACTCAGACGTTGATGCCGCAACGCTCGAACGTCGCGGCAATCGAGATCAATTCCACGATCGGCTTGGCCTGCTGCGCCACCGTCACCTGCACGATCGGCGCATGGGTGTAGCCGGTCATCCCGATGGAAACCCAGCCGGTGTTTCTCACCACGGGCTTGCCGGGCGCGGCCTGATCCCACTGGGCGTATTGCGCGCGTTGCGGGGCGGTCGGGACCGGCGGCGGCGGCCCGCCCATGTCCGGTCCCCAATGGCCCTGATCCCAGACATCGGCGATCCCCGGATCGACGCCCGGCGGCGGCGGCGTCGGCAATGTGACGACATAGTCCACGGTCGCCGAGAGTTGCGGCTGGAACGGTTGGCCGTTGGATGCGGAGAACGACGCCCTCGCCTGCCGCCATGTGATGGTCTGCGACGGGCTTTGGAACATCTCCCAGCCGCCCACCAGAACCGCCGTATAGGGCAAGCCGTCGTCCAGACCGGTGCGGTCGGCCTGCATGATGATCCCGGTTTGCGTCCCGAAAAACATGTCGCCGCGAACGCGCATGAAGCAGGTGGCGTCGTAACCGACGAAGCGGCACCACGCTCCGGTCGCGGCATTGACCACCGCGCAATACTGGTTGCCGGGATTGCCGCCCGGCCACGTCACGAAGATGCCGCCGTACTCTTCCCAGTTCTTCATGGTCCACGCCCACGATCGCTTGGCGTTGACCTCGTCGCGCCACATCGGCTTGATCGTCAGCGTGATGGCGGCGAGTTCGAGTTGTTCCGGGGTTTTGGAGATCGACGCCGAGATCGGCACGATGCCCGCCACCGTTGCAATCAGCATGTCGCCGCCCATCGCCATGTGGGCGTTCATCCCCATCGGGGCCGGTACTTGGTATCGGCCTTCCTGCCGCCAGTTGGCGCTATCGGAGGGATTGCTGCCGGTGAAGATCAGGAGTTCGCCCTGATCGGTGACAAACACGCATTTGTCGTCAATGCCGTCGCCTGCGTCCACACTCCACGTCGCACCAAACAACAATTTGCCGCCTTTGGTCGCGGCCCCGGACAGCGGGATCGCCGACAGCGCGCCCTGAATGGCGTTCAGCGGCAAATAGTAGGCGTTCATGCTGCCGCCCTCGATGAAGAACCATCGGTTGCGGTATTTCCAGACGTAGGTGAGATTGTGCCCGGCAACGACGGACGTTCCGGCTGGCCCGGTGATCTGGCCCGCGTTCAGCACAGTCCACGTCGTGCCGTCGTAGCGCAGCGGATAATCCCCGGCGTCGTTGACCACCATCAAATAGTCGCCGCCGCTTTGGTTGGCGAGTTGGCTGGCGCAGTAGTTGCCGGATAGCTGGCCCGACTTCACCAGAACGGGCGTCGTCGCACTCACGTCGTAGAGTTTGGTGGCGTTGCCCGCGAACATCTTCTGGACGTTACCGGATGCATATTCGAACCCGGAAATGACCGGCGTGGTCTCGGGCAGCACGCACCAGCGGACGCAGCCGCCGCGCAGCTTGACGCCCTTCATGGTCGGTGCCCAGTTGTCGCAGACCAGCGCGCCGCCCGGCGACATGAAACTCTCGTTCTCGTTCTGCACGATGCCGCGCGTCGGCGCGGGCAGCGTGGTGGTCTGCATCTGCTGCGCGACCTGCCCCGGCACCGCCACCCGTCGAAGCGCCTGATGCTGGCTCACGATTTTGCCCTCGCAATAATCACGGCGTCGGCACCGGATAGGGATAGGCTACATTGGGGGCTGCGGAAGACGGCAGGCTTCCCACAATGGTCGGCGACGGGCTGTCGTGGCCCATCGCATAGGTCAGCGCATCGCCGTAGGTAGACATGTCTTCGGAGTAGGCACTTCCCTTCTGTGCTTTCCACTGCCACGTCATGCCCAGCTTCAGGACACGTTCGTCCAGCGCAAAACTGTCGCCGTCAGCCATGAAGCTGTCGCCTCTTCCGCCAGAGGTGAGGTTGATGCAGTTCTTGTCGAGATAGGCGAACGTCCCGGTAACACCGACGCCCATGATCGGAAAGATCAGCATCTGGCCGCCAACCATCGTCCATTCTCCCCACGGGTCGTTGCGGTTCAGGGTGCGGCGCTGCATCCACACGTCGAGATCGGGCACGAACCGCATCGGATGGTTCGGCGTGGTTGACAGCCAGACATTGGCCGTCAGCAGCATCCTTTTGTAGTTGGAGGGCAAGTTGAAGTTTTGCGTGGTGCCGTCGCCGGTGAAGGTCGCGATCGTCTTCAGCTTCGTCCAGTCCCGTGTGTCGTAGGCGATGCGCTGCGCCATCTCGTTGGCAAGCGACAACACTTCCTGCATGGTGCGGTTGCCGCTGATGTTGGAGAACACACTCTGCGGGACAAGAACACCCACGTTGGCGCAGACATCCTTCACCACCGACAACAGTGTCATCTCAGGCTACCTTCTCCGGTCTTGCTTCCATCGCCATCCGCACCAGCGTCTTGCGGTTCGCCGTACCTATCGGGGCATGCCCGGTGTGTGCGGTGATGAACTCGCGTAACTGTTCGAGGTTCATGTCCCTGAACTCACCCTCGCCAGAGGCTTTCGCCGCCTCAAGGTCTTCCTGCAAGACGGCATTCTTGGCGCGCAAGGCTTCCAGTTCGGCCTGCATCGCCATCGATGGCACGCTCGCCTTGCTCTCCTCGATGTATTCCATCGCGGCGTTCTTCAGTTCCCTGCCGCCGGGTCCAAGGTTTTTCAGTTCCTGCCCGTCGATGGTGGCGAGCGCCTCGACCGTGTAGATGTTCTGGGCACGCAGTTCGGCGCGTCGGCCCTCGGTCAGGAACTTGGCATGCTCCAGCGGCGTGCCGGATTTGGTCTGCGCCGCCTTGGCCTTGAACTGCTGATATTGCCTCTGGAAACGCTCGGCATAGGTGACCTTGACCTGACTGCCGGTGATCGGATCGACATCCCAGTGAGAAAATTCCGTGGCCGGATGCACGCTGTAGTCCTTCGAGCCGGGCTTGCGGATTTCGCAGACCTCAACGTCATCGAAGATCGGGCGGCCCGCAGCGAGGCTCTTGGCCTCGTTGTGATTGGCGTGGTGCTTGAACAACGCGACCAGCGCGTCGTCGGGGTCGTTACGCATGTGGTTCTCCATTGAGAAAGGAAAGACCGCGCGACGGGGGCATCGCGCGGTCTCGATGCGAGGGGCATCTAGCGTCGGCTGATTAAGCCGCCGGGTTCGAGTCGTAGGAACGCCAAATCTTCTTGTTGACGATCATGGATACCGTGCCGATTGAGACACCGTGACGTTTTGCGATTTCTCGCTGAGTAGGGCCGGAACCGTACTCCCGCCTGATGTTTACAACATCGGCTTCGGTTAGCTTTGCCTGACTGTGACGCTCGCCGCGCGCCTGACGAGATTTTTGCATCATGTCAGCCGTATTGTCTTCGATGGAGCCGAGAAAAAGATGACGCGGCTCCACGCAAAGCCGATTGTCGCAACGATGACAGACGCACATTCCCTTCGGTATGGGGCCGAAGTTGTCCTCGTATGCGCGTCGATGCACCAGAGTAGGACGACCGGCTACGGATTGAACTCCGTAACCGTGATTGCCGACGTAACCCTTCCACTCGACACAACCCTTAGGTTGCCGGGTTGCTATCATAAAACCTCCAATTGAACAGCGGGTTCGTCATCGTGAGTTCGCCCATCCAGCCGATGAACTGCGCGATGGCGTCCTTGTCGATTGGCATCATACCGTCGCCGTCGAACACCTTGTCGAAGTTACGCGAGGGATGGTAGCGCAGCCGGAAGGTGTCGGTGTTCAGGCCAAACGTGGTGTTCGCTGGCATGTTCGATCCGATGCCACCGTCGAGCACGATCTCGGCGCGCTTTCCGCCGCCGATATATTCCAGAGCCGAGAAGCCCAGCTTGCCAAGCGAGGTCTCGTTCTGCTGCCTTTGGATGGCGACAGTTGCCGCGTCATAGGCCGCGTAGTGTTCCGGCGACATGATCAGCAAGTCCGCGTAGTCGCGGTTGCGCGAACGGTTGGTCATGATTGCGTTGAGGAACGGGCGGATGGTGGTTGACAATACCTGCGTGCCGATGCCCGTATTAAAGGTCTGGGCGTCGAAGATAGAGGTGCGCCAGATCGCGGCAGCACTGCGGTCGATACCGCCGTAGGTGCCGGAGTTGACGACGATGGGCACGGCGGTGGCAAGCCCGGTGATCTGCTTGCCGCCGTTGGCGGTGCCGTCACTGTAGATGCCTGCATCCATCGTGTCCTGAAGAAGACGCTCGGCAGCGTCGATGTAGCTGTCGTAAACGTCCATCAGTTGCGCCTGACCCTCGTTGTTGAGGATTTCCTGCATCGAGAGGATGACGGGAACGACGACCATCTTCGGATCGAAGAAGGCATCGTTGAACAGGTCAATTGCCGGGTTCAGCAATTGATCGTAGCCAGAATACCACTGGGCGACGTTCTTGGAGACCTGCAAGGTCTGCCGAATGCGCGGTCCAGAGTAGGATTGCCACAAGCCCTTGCGCTTGATGACGGCGAGAAGGGCGTTGGTGTTCGAGACGAGGTCTTGGTAGCTGGAAGAACGATCCTCCAGCGCCATGCTCAGTATCTGCTGATATGCAGCGTTGGTGTTGATATTTGCCATGTCGGCTCCATCGTTTCAGGCTCGCGCTTGCGATGCCTCTCAGGGGTTCAAAGCACTCCGTTCGCGCGCATGGCGTTCTGGATTGCTTCTCGGCGACCGACTGGCTTTTTGGATCGTGACGCTCCGTTTGAGGGAGACACGTCAGGGCTTCCAGAAATGCTCTTGTCGGCGGGTCGGGTCTGAGCCGATGGGGTGCGGGTCTGAGCCGCATGGGTGGTCGGGCGGAATAGTTCCGCGCGCCGGTAGGCGGTTTCGAGATCGAACCCGAATTTGAGTTCTTGCTCGATGAGGTCGCCCAGTTCGTCAAACCTCGGATGGCTGTCAGCGAACTGATCGACCTGCGACCGGGTGTAGACAAATTGCTGTTGAGTATGCATCTGCGCGAGGTGCTGTTTCAAGCCCGCGATTTCCTGATGCAGTGCTCCGATCTGGTGCGAGGCGGCGGTCTGCGCGTTGCCCTGTTGCAGCATCTTGAGTTGCTCGGGCGACTGCGACAGCACATGGTAGGCAATGTCGCGGAACGTCAGCTTCTGGCCTTCCGGGGTGCGCAGGTTCAGATTGTTGACGATGACATCCAGCCCGCCGATCGGATCGGCGCGCAGCTTCTGTTCCATCGAGACGTAGTTGTTGAGCGCACGCTCCAGCGTGGTGCCGTGCTGTTGCGCCATCTGGTGGAATTGCCGGATCGGGGCAAACGCCTCGGCGTCGGCGCGATGGCGCTGGAACGCCGCGCCAAATTCCTGATGCATGCGGTGGACTTCGCCGCGCACGCTCTCTGGCGCGTTGGCCCATTCCCGTTTGGCGTGCTCGGCCATGCGCGGCGGCGGCTCGCGGTAGGGCGTGCCTTCGGGCAATTGCTTGGCGGCGGGGCGTGTTCCGGCATCGGCCTGTTGATTGACATCCTGCTGTCGTGGGGCGAACCGGCCACGATCTCGCGGCTGGTCGCCTCTGGGCTGATCGTCGGGCCGCTTCTTGAGATTGAGTTTCTCGGTCTCCTCGGGTGGATTGTTGTGGCCCGCCTTCGCCTCGGCTGGCTCGACCTTGGGCTTTGGCCGTTCGGCCTTGGGTTGGGGATTGTTGGCGCGATCAAAGGCCGCCTTGATGCTCTCCCGGCGCGCATCGGCGTGATCGACCGGCTTGTCGGGCGCTTGGCTTCCAACCGGGTTCGGCGAGGCGACCGGGTTCTCGTTGATGACGACTTCGCTGGACGCAGCAGGAGGTGCGCCGCCCCCATCGGGGGCAACGGTAACGTCTGACATATTCGTGCTCCTATTTCAGATTGGTCTTCTTGAACGCCTTCTTGATGGCGTTGCGGCGGCCTTTGGCCTGATCGGCGCGGTTGAACTCCTGCGCGACCGATTGCTTGATGCCTGCTTCTTTTGCAAATTTTGCAGAGTGTGCTGCTGCCGCCATAAAGCGGCGCTGCTTTTCGGAGGTGCTAGGCACGGTGCCCCGCCTTGTACTTCTCGATGGCCTTGTGGATCGATCGCTGGCGGCCCGCCTTGTCGTTCACGCGCGTCTTCGGCTTCTGTTTTTCGTTGCCGATTTCGATCAGGCCCAGCGATCTGCCGACGGCGCGGAAGGCGCGCTTGCTCTCGTAGAATTTGCCGTCCACCTGTTCGGTCGGCGGCATCTGATCGGAGATGATGTTGGGCAGCGCCAGATCGGAACGCGCTGGTCGAGGCCTTGACCGTTCGACGCGGAACTTGCCCGGCTCGACCTCGACCAGCTTGACCAAATCAAATCCATCCCGCAGTAAATCCGGCAGGCACCGCACCGCTGAATGCTGACGAGCCAAGATTAGCCGTGATGACGTTACCGGCAGTACACAAGGAATTACCAAAGACGCAAACCGGCACCAGCGAACTGCTGGGGATGATGTAGCCGCCAGCAGTGGTGGCCGGATTGGCAGTCCCCGAAACATTCCAGTTGCCGATGGGGGCCACCCGGAACCAGATTTGATGATTGGTGAGATCGACGGCGATGCCGATGACATCGCCGGAAGCCCGTTGCCCGAAATTGCCGAGACCGCTTCCGTTGACGACAGAGCCGCCATGCTCCGGCAAGATCGCGCCGCCGCTGCCGGTGTTCCCTAGTGTACTGTAGTTCGCCACATTGGACGGACCAATGCCAACGCCTGTATTGACGTTGAGGCCCGTATTGAGAATGGTCGTGAACGTCATTTCGAAATAAAACTTGCCGGAAACCTTCCCAAGGGCGGTGCCGACGCGCGCACCCTGATTGGTGGAAGTCGTCCCGGTATTGGTGGCGACGAGATTATTTCCAGAAAGCGCGACAGCGACAGCCGAAGCCGGGTCCAGCGCCGCGTAACCGCCATCCACCACATAGCTGACCGGCATCCCGATGTTGTTGCTGACCTTGGTCACCGCAGTGCCTCGACCGTTGAGTGCTTCGGTGACCGCCATGCCCAGCAACGGCTTGCTTGCGGTGACATCGACCACGGGGAGACCGCCGGATGCGACGGTGACGACCGGCAGACTCATTTCTTCCTCTTGTGCGGCAGCGTATGCGTCGGCTTGCCGCGATGCGTCGGCTTGAAGTCGCCTTCTTCGGCGGCTTCCTCGATCTCTTCCTCCAGATCGTCGGGATCGACACCCTCTTCTTCTGCCGCCATTCGTGTCCCGGCGGCTGCGGTGAAGGTGAACTCCACCGCATTGCTCACCACGTTGAAATTCCGCACCTGCACCGGCAGTGTGTCGGGGCCAAGCCAGACGCCCATGTTGACGCCGGTCGTCAGCGTGCCGTCCGCTTCAAGCGTAGTGGGTTCGTCATTGCCTGCAAAGACAATGACGCTGTCGGCGAAAAAGCCGGTGCCGGTGACCACCAGCGTAAAGCTGGGGTCACCAATCACTGCGGTGTCGGGGGCGATGGACGCAATGACCGGCGGGTCCAAGTCCATCTTCGGCGGCTCGTTGATCGAGACCGGCGTCACCATCCAAGTACGGCCACTTCCGGGTTCGTTGATGCTCTCGATGCCCATCATGTGAAGGTCCAGTTCACGGGTGCGGTGGTGATGCCGTTGCTGGTCACGGTGACCGGCACGGTGCCAGCGGTCGCCCGCTTCGGCGCGTTGGTCACCGTGATCGAGGTCGCGCTGACGAAGTTGGTCTGGTAGGGGACGCCGTTGATGTTGACGATGCTGCCGCGATTGTAGTTGGTGCCGGTCGCCGTCATCAGCGTGGTGCCTGCGCCTGAGACGTTGCTCGCGCCGGATGCGCCGGTCAGCGTCGGCACCGCCGTTCCCGACAATGTCGAGGGATGCAGGGCATTGGGCACCGGCAGCGTCCCCGGCGTCAGCACCGGGCCGCAACTGACCATCTGCAACTGGCCCGCCGGACTGGGGTTCGGAACGGTCGCGGTGACCACCACTTCCGTGCCCTTGCCCTCGCCATCGACGCTAGTGCCCGATCCCGCCGCCGCCGTCTTGGCCGCGAACACGATGCGCGAGCCACTCGGTTCGTTCAGCGTATTGCCGTTGGCGGCGGCGCTGGAGGTCGCGTTCGGGGTTGCGAGCGCAATGCCGTCGTCGGCAATGGCCTGCAAGACATCGTGAGGCGGCGTGGCTCCGACAAATGACAGATTGGTCGGCGGCGTCGGGTTGGGCGAGGTCACGGTTACTGCGCTTTGGGCCATTGTAGTCTCCTCTGTGATAGGCTAAATTCTGACTAATTCAGAAGGGGCTTGCATCATGTGGATCACAACGCTCGACTGGAACGGCAGCAACTGGCTGGTTCACCTCTCTCGCGACGGGAGAACGGTGGCGACCATGACGCTTGACGATTGGGCCGCGCTATCGGCGACCGAATATCTCATTGAGAATAGTCGTCCTGCCCCGCAAGCCCTCCCATCGCCGCGCCACCAAGACCCAATAGCGGGGCCTTGCCGCGAATAAATTCTTTCAAGACTTGCTTCGGCGTCTTGCCGGTCTTGTCAGCGGTTATGTTGACGCGATCCTCAAAGAACCGCAGGAACGGTTTACTTTCGTCCGAAGCCAGCCCGGTCAATTTACCGCCGCCAACCCATGCCGATGCCTGCGTCTGTGCGGGCGTCAGGCCAAGTTCCTTGCCAAGTGACTGATAGTATTTTTCCATCGCCGCATATTCATTGGCTTTCGGCTGCGCCTGCCACCACGCCGGTCGGTTGGCGGCCTCGGCCAATGTGGTCTCGCCGGACTGGATCATCTTCGGGATGTTTTGCTTCGGCGCGTCCTTGGCAACCTGAAAAGCGGTCTCCAAAAAACGCGGGTCTTGCGCGACGATCCCCGGCAAACGGAAGGCATGCGTATCAACGGTGACTGGCTGTTGGTTGCCGGTCAGGTTTTCGGCAAAAGAGGCAGGCTTTGGATTGTTGAGTGCATCCCAGCCCGGCCCCGCCACCCGTTCCGCGTTCATCTGATGTAGACGCTGTGCAAGGTGTCCATAGGGCTGCGGGTTTGGCGTGCCGACTTCCGGCATTCCCTCGCCGCGCATCGCGCGTCCATAGTAGTAGGAAGCATTGCGCACGTTGGCCCCGACTTCGGAACGTGGCGAGGTGGCTGCAACCATGTCCATATATTTACGGAAGGCGGCATCGCCTCCGCTACCAAGTTCTGCGTTGAACGCTGCGCGCAGTGGATCGGCATTATACCAATTACCGCCGCCCATCCTTTGGCCCTGTGAAATGACCTCCAGCATCTTGTCGCGCACGGTCGGGTCGTTGGTGATGTCGGTAATGCGCTCGGGCACACCACGAGGTGGTGTGTAGCGCGGCAGATCGACCTGCGGCACGCCGGGCACCTTCTCCAGTTTGGAGTAATCAAACAGCGATCTGGTCGGACCAGCGCCCAGCGCCGCCTCACCCGCCTTGACCGGCGCTCCCACCAGCGAACCGGGGGCCATCGTCGTCAGCGCCGCCTCGACCGGGACGGTGGGATCGTAGGTGCCGGTATCCACCGAGAACTGCGAGTTTTGGATCGACCGTTGCGGCAACGTCGCCAACTGTTCGCCGAAATTGTACAGCCCCCTGCCAATCGCTGCCGGGGCTTTGTTGATGACGTTCGACCACTGCCGTTCGCCCGGCTGGTAGTCGTCCGGTGCTGCCAATGCCCCGATGGGTATTCCCAGATCGGAATAGCCATAGGTGTCACTCATCAGATCGGCCCTTCTCGCGGCGGCTGCATCAACTTGAACTGGGCCGCCGCCTGTCTCTCCTGCTGCCTTGCGGCCATGTCGTTCTGCTTCATCTGGTGCTGCTGGACCGCGAGGTCGGCCTTCTGCCGCGCGAGGTCGATGTCGGCTTGGTTTTTGATCATCGACTGCTGGTGGGTTTCCTGATCGTGCACGGCTTGCAGGTTGAGATGGTCCTTGCGCTCTTGGATGTCGCCTTGCTTGGCGCTCAATTCCATCTGCTTCATCTGTAGCTGCGCCTGCAACTCGAGTTGCTTGTGAGCATCGTCCTGCTTGAGTTTGGCGGCCTCTATCGCGCTCTCGTTCTGTATCTTCTTCTGGTTGGTCTGGTCCTTGATCTGTTCGATCTGGAGCGCGGTCTTGTTCTGCGCGGTGGTGGGATCGTCGGGCCGGGGTTGATCGGCCTTGTCTTCCAGCGTTGCGACATACTCGTCGATCGAGGCGGCCAATGATCTGCCCGCCCGGAACGGGCCGGTGGCGAACTTCAAGATTTGTCCGCACAGATTGGCGGAGTGCGGATCGGCGATGATCATCTGGGACAGTTGCGGCATCAGTTGCGACAAAACCCCGATGAACTCGGTGCGTTGCTGCTTCTCGACCTGTTCGTTCGGCATGATGGTCGAGTCGGTCTCGATGTCGAGGACGAAGCACTTGGTGCGACTGTCGCCAAACAGGTGCAGCACCTGTTCGATGGTCGGCTTCTCCATGATCTTCTTGATCGAGGCCTGACCGGTCTGCACCATCTGCTGGAGTTGCTGCTGCGCCTGCTGGACCTGTTGCGGGTTGGATTGCTGCGCCTGCTGGAACTGGGGCAGTTGTTGGGCCTTCTGCATCGACAGTTGCGCGGCCTGCAACTGGGTCTGGATGTCTTGGACCTGCTTCTTCTGCATCGCCTGCGTCGGAAGCTGCGTCTGGCTCATCTCGATGATGGTCTTGTCAGAGAATTTATCGGTGATGATCTCACTCGTGATCTCGACAAGGTCTCTCGCCAGCCTGACCAGTTCCTGCTGCTTGTCGCGGATGCGGGTCGAACCGTATTCGGATTTCAGTTGCTGCGCGCCAAGGGTCTCCTCGGGGGAAGTCGATCCCCGCATGATGTCGGAAAGTCCCATGATCTGGTAGATGTCGTCGATGATCTGCTTTCTTAAGGCCACCAGCCCTTGAATGGTCGTCGCGATCTGGTCGATCGGCAACCAGATGATGATTTCCTTGCTCCCACCAAACGCTGCCCAGTTCGAGATCGGCACCAGCACCCTGCCCGGCGTCTTGTGCTGGATCGCGGCTTGGATGGCGTCGCCCAACTCTGCGCCGCCCGCCGGATAGAAGCCCTTGCACTCGATGGCGTCGGAGAGTGCGTGGATGCGACCGGTCAGGAGGTTGATTTCCTCGAGTTGGTCGCGGTACTGCAAGACATCAGGTACCGGCACCAGAGACCCTCGCTGTACGGTCCCGTACGCGGGCTTCGGGCAGGGGAAAAATCCTCTGAGATCAAGGTGCGGATCGTCCTCATCCAAGATGTTCTCGCAGCCCTCGGCGACCCAGACGACGCGCTTGTCACCCTTGCTCCAGATTTCCCAGAATTTCGCCCGTTCCCGGTTGTCGGCACCGCCAACCTCCTGCGTATCCTTGTCAACGCGATAGTCGGCGCTCTGGTACTCATCGCCCGAGTGTTCGAAGAAACGCGCGCGGGCTTCCTTGCGCGTCAGGTAGGAAGCCGCCGCGACCCACGTCACCTCGCGCCAGTTCCTTGAGATCGAATGCAGGAAATCCTTTCTGTTCTTGAAGTCGATGCAGACGTGTTCAGTGTCGTAATAGCCACTCTTGGCGCTCTCGTAGCGCACCCACGCCACGCCGCGATCGATCAGGGCGAGATCGTCCCTGACCAGCTTCATCAACTCGTCCATTCCGGCGAGATCGAAGGCGACGACGCAGCATCGTTCCAACACTTCGGCGGCGGCCTCGTAGACCGGGCGGCGGTCGAGGAACTTGGTCACCACCACCGGCACCGGCGGCTTGGCATAGATCGACGGCATCAGCACCGACGCATTGGCCCAGAACATCTGGAACTCTTTGTCCCGCGCCATGTTGGAGAGGCGGTCGAGTGAGGCGAACTGCTTGTCGATCTTGTCGCAGTGGTCGTTGTATTTCTCGAACGCATCCTCGCTTTCGGAGATCAGGTTCAACCAAGCATCGGCTTTCTTCGGTTCAATGGTCGGATCAAATTCGATGTCGTCGTGACGAAGGTCTTCGTCGTTGGTTTGGTCAGCCAATTTAAACTGCAATCATCACAAAATCATTCCTCGTCGTGGTTCAGGTGGCGGCGGGATCACGATCCCCTCGCTAAATACCTGCTTGATGATAGGTGTCCGCTTGAAGCCGCCGCGCCATGACTGCGCGAGATAGCGGAAGCTGTCGGCGTAATGGCTGGTCCAGTCGTGGACGGCGGAAGCGCGGAACGCTTTTTTCTCGTCGTCCCATTCTCTTCTGTACTGTTCGAGTGCGGTGATGGCTTCCTCGCATCGCGGATGAAACACGCTCAAGGGCAGTACCCTTCTGACCGCATTGATGCCGTCGCCGATCGTGGTCAGCGGCACCAGCATCGGATGCAGGCCAAGGCTCTGCATGGTTTCCACTCTGGTTCGCCCGGTGCCCCACTCCTTTATCTTGGCGTCGTGGGGGACAAAATCAGATCCACTTTTCCAGCCGTATTTGTGCGCTTTCGCCTCGATGACTTCCGCGAAGTGTTCGACGCCGACACCAGAAGCGGAATAGCAATCGAGTATGAAGCACTGCGCACCCACCGTCTGAAACCAAAAAATTGCGGTATCATCACGCACTCCCAAATCCCAAGACCTGTGGACCTGTGCGTTGGGATCGGCCTCGATCTCGGCAATCCGGTTTTCGTTGCGAACGGAAGCCATTTCCAAGGCGTAGAAGGCACCGAGAATTGCGGCGTTCCACGAACAGAGATATTCCTGCTGAAACTGCGCTCGGCCGATGTCCTCGCCGTACAGCGCGCAGTATTCCTTGAGCGCCTCATCCAGTTCGGCGTCACTCAGCGCTCCGGTGTCTCTGGCGGTTTGCAGTTCGCAGAACCAGTCCGGGCTTTGTGAAGCGTGGTCGAACAGGGCTTTGCAATGGTTGTGGCCTCGGGGAGTAGAAATAAAACACGCCCAGCCTTTGTTCTCAGCAAGCATTGGGCGGTGGTAGGCCCACGCAGAGGGATTAGCCAATGCCCACTCACTATAAGTAATTCCCGCAACGCCCGCGCCGACTGTCGCGTCGTAACGATCACTACCGATGATCTGCCAAGTCGAACCGTTCTTGAAGCGGATGAACATCTCGTTGTCACTGACGTTCTCCCTGATCGTCTCGGGGAAGACTTCATCGATCCTTCTTTTTCCCGTGTGGGCGTTGATCGCGGTCCAGATCGCCTTGCGACCCTGTAGAAACTCAGGAAGGCAATGCCAGTAGTTGCCGGGCCGCTTCATCGCGCTTACCGCCGCATGGTGCAGGCAGATTTCGTCCTTGCCCGCACGTCGGTGCCAGATCGCGAGCGCCCGGTCGCCGCCCTGATCCAGATAGGTCCACAGATTGGCTTGATGCGGGCGCGCCTGCCAGCCATTATGCGGAAGTTCTAGCTTCACTAACGTGGCCTATGGCGCAAGGGGAACTCACAACATGAAGAACACAATTCCAGAAAAGCTGGAGGCCGCCCGCGTCCTGCACGGGCCATACGCCAGCGATCCCAGCTACGGCATGACCGGCGCATTTGTCATGCAAGGCCCTAAGGGCTACGTCCTGCACATCATCTCCAGCGGCGTCGATAGTGAGTTCAACTGGGAACACGTCAGCGTCTCGGTCGAGCGCAGGCCACCAAACTGGGCTGAGATGTGCTTCGTCAAAGACCTGTTCTGGGATGATGAGGAATGCGTGATGCAGTTGCACCCGCCGAAAAGCGACTACGTCAACTGCCATCCCAACTGCCTGCATCTCTGGAAGCCAGTCGGACAAGACATCCCAAGGCCGCCGTCAGAACTGGTAGGACCGACAAACCAAGGGGAACTCACATGAGCAAGAACAGCAAGTGGTGGACCGAAGAAGAAGCCATCGCCCACATCGTCAAGACGACCGGCAAAACCCGCAGACAGGCACGCTTCGCGCTGGCAGAGGAAGTGGCGAAGGGCACGCTGCCCGCCACCGCGATCGATGCCACCGGCAAGCGCGTCAAGCTGCCGAAGGAGGAGGCCCGGACGGCGCTCGATGCCGGATGGCAACCGCTACCGGCGGAAGAGGCCGTCGAGTTGATGGACGAAAACCCCTCGCTGGTGCTGATGCCTTTGGCCGACTTCCTCAAGGGGCTTTCAAAGGAAGAACTGCTGGGCGAGTTGCGAAGCGGGAGGCTGATCGCGACCGGCTTTCACGAAACGTGGCAAGCAATGGAACGGGCGTCCAAAGGCCAGCCGCAGGACCGGGCGATCCGCGTCACCGACTTCGCGGTCCCGATGAACCGGGTGATCGACTGGATGACGAACCCAAAAACCCCACCCCACCTGATCGAGCAATTCCGCCAAGCCATCCACCGCACACCAAGTTAGGTCAGACCACCTGCTTGCGCGAAGCCCGCATCTTCTTCATGCGCTCCGCAGGCGTCATCGCAGCCTTGGTGTAGGCGGCAAGCTGGCGCTTCAGCATCGCAACCTCATCCTCCAGCGCCTCGATCAGAACGGCATTCTCACCGCAGGTCTTGCACCACGTTACGGTCTTCGTAACTTCATGCATTACGGCGGGCGTAACTGTTACGGGCTTCGTAACGCCCTTCATCGGCTGATCGCCGTCGTTGCAGACGCGGGACCAGTGACGCTCGCCACAGACGCGGCACTTCGGGGCTTCCATTAAATCAACATCCCATCCACATATTTCTCGTGGCTACCGTCATCTGAGGTTGTCGGGGAGGAAGTGACACACGGACGTTTTTTTGCTATGGCGCGAGGCCTCTCCCCTCCCTCTCTCCACAACCAACAGTGCAGAGAGCCTCCGATGCAAAAACTCAAAGGAAGCGGCACCACTTTCTCCACATCGGGAAAGCACTGGCAGCCCTTCCACTTCAACCCGCGCCTCGCCGCCAAGAAAGCCCGCCTGCACCGGCTGAAGGCCGCAGGCCTGACGCCACCCACCGACAAGGCCAGCATGCGCCAAGCCGGGGAACAGGCTGTCGCCGAGCATCCCGAAATCGTGGCTAAGTCGCGGAAACAGCGCGGGAATGTGGGCTGAACACGAACCACAACGCGGAAATGTAAGGCAATAACCGGTACCACTACTTGAACGACATTCAACCCCGACATAGCCCCCGGAGACCACCCCACCCTCCGATGCGAATGTCTAGCACTATCAAGGGCTTAGGTGGTGAGGTAATCCCTAGCTGCGGCAGGCATACGAACGATTACTTGTCGCAGTCGTCATCGTGCTCGATCGTCAGCGGATCGGAATGCTGAATGACATCAACGAGTTGACGGATGATGACTTGGATCGGTCCACCATCAGGACCAGCATGGACAACGTCAGCCTTGCCCCAGCCGCGATCCAGCAAGCTATTGGCTGCGACGACACGCGCAGCAGCAGGCGCTGCCTTCGATCTTGCAATCTGCGCCAGCACTCTTACGCTCATGTTTGAGTGAGATCGTGCCAGACTTCGAATATCGGTAAGTGCTCTCGCCATTTAGTTCCCGTCACACCCTGTCATCCGATGACCACTGTGATCACCATCATCATTGTCTTGGCTCTGATCGGCGCTGTCCTGACGTTGGCCGGTTATTGAGCCTTTTGCGTCGGTCTGCGCTGGTACGTTCCGCGCTTCGTCCCAACCTTGATCCCGCGTGTTTTGCGCAGCAATAGCTTGCCCTTGGCGCGCAGGGTCTTCAACTGTCTGGTGCTGGCCTGCCTCATTTCGGACACGGTCCCGGCTTGTGGCGCATGCCGCATTTCGGGCATTTGGCGGTCAGCTTCATGTCGGTCTCCGCTTCAGGTCTTCCACATCGGTCAACAGTTGCGACAGCGTCTTGGTGGTGAACTCATCCTGCCGCTGCACCATTTCGTTGGTCAGCCGGATTGCGGCTTCCAGCCCCTTGAGTTGCGCCCTGATCGGCTCCAGCGCAGCATACAGGTCTTGCGCCACCGCATCCAGCTTGGCGGCGCTCTCGGCCTTCGCCAGCCGCGTCTCATGCGCGACCAGCGAGACCGTCTTCATGTTGGACATGGCAGGTTCCCGATTGTCTCATTCGTTACAGGCGGGATCGCGCGGGCAGTAGCCCTTGGGCATGCAGAGCGCGGGATCATGGCACATGGGCGCGTAGACCCCTCGCGGCTTCGTCAGGTCCGAGAACAGCGCATGGCAGAACGAACAGCGCAGCCAGTCGATGCGCTCGCCGTCGCGCCCTGTCCCGCCCTTCAGATAGGGCCAGATCGTCGCTTGGCCTTCATGCTGGCAGATCGGGCAGGGTTTCATGGCGATTTCCCCTTGCATTACAGCGGCAGAATTATTTTCAACTATTTCACGTGAAACCTGCGTAAGCCCTCTTGCAGGGTAATTCACCCTGTGCCATAACCCGTCAGGGCCATTCCGGCCCGCAAGGGGAACTAGAATGACTGACATCACGAACCGGAACCTCGAGGCCGCGATCCTCGACCAGAAGGTCGCGGGCGCGTTCCACGGCAAGGTCTATGCCTTCGTTGCCACCGTCTCTCGGGCTGGCTATTGCCTTGGCGTGGCCGTCAAGGACGAACAGGGCTACTGCCCAATTGAGGGCAAGACCTTCACCACCTACGACGAAGCACACCGCTGGGCCTACGAACTCAACGAGCACATCGGGCTGTCCAAGGATGCGGCCTTCGACATCATCGGCTCGACCATGTTTGCGTGGGCTTGAACCATGACCCTTTTTTTGCGCGCCAAATTGCTACTCATCGTCATCTCGCTGGCGTCACCAGCCCTCGCCCAGCCCAAGTTCCCGGCCTGCGACATCGTCGCGGGCTTCAGGGCCACCTGCACTGATCCCGACGGCACCGTCTATGTCGTGCCGCAGCGACCCGACGACGATCTCGTCAGGGAAGCCCTGATGCTGGCCTACAAGATGAATGGCTCGATGGTCAGCTACGGCAGCATGATCGATCTCACCGCGCCGGTCTTCGGGACGCCCAAATACGTCCCGGTCAAGCCGCCGCCGATCGGCAAACAGAAGTAAGACAGAACCCCGCATCTAGCGGGGTTTTTCTTTGTCCACAGCCTCACAGGCCTATTGCACCACAGGGTGAAATACCCTACAACGCTGTTGTGGCATCCAGCCACGCAAGGGGAACTCCAATGACCTACACCATCGCGTTCACGCCCGAAATGCTGATTGCCATCGTTCCTGACGGCGAAGACATCGAAGCCGCTGTTGCCGCCTACGGGCGGGACGCTGGCGAAACCTTCCACGATTATGACATTGAAACCGGACTGTGCCTCACCGATGACCCAGAAGATCGTTCTTCCATCGTGTTCACATCGATACATGGCAGTTGCGGATTTCTGACGGCATCCGATGGCGCAACCTACGACTATGCGGTCAGGTGTTCCCGATGAAACCCGCCATCGCCTACATCCGCGTCTCGACGCAACAGCAGGGCAAGTCCGGCCTCGGCATCGAGGCGCAGGGTTCAGCCCTGATGCGCTTCGCCGAGACGGAAGGCTTCCTGATCTCGCAGACCTTCACCGAAGTCGAAACCGGCAAGGGCTGCGATGCCCTCGACAAGCGACCGCAACTGAAGGCGGCGCTGGCCGCAGCCAAGGAACTCGGCTGTCCCGTCATCGTCGCCAAACTCGATCGCCTGAGCCGCGACGTTGCCTTCATCGCTGGCCTGATGGCGCAGCGCGTGCCGTTCATCGTCTGCGATCTCGGCCCCAACGCCGATCCGTTCATGCTGCACATCTACGCAGCGCTGGCGGAACAGGAACGCCGCATGATCTCTAGCCGCACCAAGGTCGCGCTTGCGGCGGCCAAGCAGCGCGGCGTCAGGTTGGGCAGCCCAACCACACCGGCCAAGAACCGGGACGCATCAGTGGCCTTCGCTGAGACGATGCGGGCTGAACTGGCAGACCTCCGACATCTGTCGTCGCGCAAGATCGCCCAAGCCCTCAATGCCCGTGGCCTTGAGACCGCGACCGGCGGTCAGTGGTCGTCAAAGACCGTCATCAGACTGATCGAGAGGCTGTCGGCACCGCAAGAGGCGGGCCTGAACGGAACGTCCGGGTTACCGACATGACCCAGCGGCAACTCAGCAAGGCCTTCACCCTTCTGGGCACCACCCAGATGGGGTTCGCCCGCGCCATCGGCGTCAACGAAACCACGGTGCGGGACTGGGTCGGCGGCAGGACACGCATCCCCGGTGCCGTCGCCTGTCTGGTCAACCTGATGCTCGACACCAAGAAGGGCGTTGACGATCTGCGAGCCTGACAGGCATCGCCTTGGAATAACAAAAGGCCCCGCGAGGGGCCTTTTGTGTGTCCTGCAAGGGGAACTTGCGTGAGGTCGTGGCCTAAGCCGTCATCTCGAACACTACCTGAAACTATGTCCAAAAAGACCCGCCGTCAACTCTCGGGCTGGTCTGGTGGGGCAACACCAGCCCGTAGCACTCTCGCTATCTCTTGAAACCTTTCACCATGAACCGGGAAAAGTTCAACTGCCGCATCCGCCCATTGGGCCAAGTCTTCTAGGTAAGCGTGTTCGGTCATCGGACGGCTGCTTCCTCTTTGGTTTCATCGTTATCCGGCACGAACATGCCGCAATCGCCGTCGCACACGATCCCCCACGCGGGCGGTTTAGTTTTGTCACCTCTCCGATTGGTGAGTATCGCGGGTTCGTGAAGCATGGGATTCCTTTGATCGGCGGCGGCTTCGATCTGCTTGCGCGTGGGTTTAGTCACTGGCGCTCTCCTGTGGAGATCGCTTGGGCCTTGGTAGACAACTAGATGGCACATCGTTGCAGAGCGCGGGTTTGCCACACACCTCGCACGGTCCTCGCGATTGCGAAAATCCCGCAGGCCACTCGTTTTTCACCCGGCATTTGTCACAGTAGAACATCTTATTTCTCACAGTTTTGTCCGCTGATCGGTTCGCGGCTGGGTGCCTTGCGTTTGAGGCGCTCTATTGCAACGCAGATCGCTTCTGCATCCGGTTCGCAACCGAGTCGTTCGGCAATAACAGTCAGTGTCAAGTCAGGCTGGTTGGCAGTCGGCTTCTTGCTCATGCGCGCCATTTCTATTCTCCGGTTTGTTGGTGCTGGAAATGCGCCCGGCATCGGCCGCCAATGCGTCAGGTAACCCTCAATCCACGATGTGCGGGTATGGTTCTCGCCGTCCCATGTGCGCCATGCACCTTCCCAAAAGAAGGCTTCGCCGACGCTACGATCTTCCATTTCGCGACAGACCAGAACGTTGGTCCCGTCCTTCGGCGCTGTCTCTATCGGCTGCCACTCCTTCACGT